CGTTGAATCTTTTTGATCCACGACTTGGTGTTTCACCCGCTTCATTGATTGTTACATCACTAGATTCACTTCCTTGAGAGAAGCTGTATCCGTCTAATACACCAATTCTGAAAGTATTGGCATTTGCGCCATTACCTACAAACTTTCCTGTAGCTGCTCTGGAGCCTTCAGTTGTTACAGCTGTTGTAGAACCTGATGTTACACATTCAACTATACAACCTGATCCATTACTAGCCACTCCAGCTGTAGTGTGTGCTGTATGTTCAGTTAATGCTTCAGAGTCAGCTATACCTGTACCTACTCCGTTACCATTAATAACTAATGCTGTAACAGCTCCAGAACTTACAGTTTTAACTATACCTGTAAAATAGACATCTTGTGTTACTGCTCCTCGAAAGAGTAGCCTATCGCCTACAACATAGTTAGAGCCTCCAGCACTGATATATCCTGTAAGAAACTGTCCTCCCGCTGTCGGGACTCCATTTACTGAACTTACAAATACTTTTGTATTTCTTGAAAGATTTAAAGCCATTGCTTTTCTCCTATCTTTTTAGTCTTTGAAAGTACTTAGCTAGATTTTTATCTGCTTTGTAATTTCGATTTAATATCTAACCATAACATTCATTTCACCTATACCTAAAGGTGCTAATACACCTTCATCAGTAGATAATGTTATTATAGTTAGAGAAATTGTTTTTAAGTTTGGACTTACTGTATCGTCATAAGTCAAAACATCATTATTATCGATAACTCTTTCTATGTCTTCCATTAAAAGAGCTAACACTTCTTGTGGATCTGCTTGATCTTCGATATAACATCTTATATCTATTGACAAGAATCTCCATTTAAACCCATCGGGTTGATACTCTCTAGTTTCATCTCCTGCTACCACGCATACTGCGGGGTATTCGTCAATTTCATCTAAAAATTTTAGTCTCCCATGAGCATTATTAAATATATTCGAATTATATGGGGCTACCCCATTAATCTGTGTTTTAAATTCTTTTACTAAGGCATCTACGATTTTCTTTCGCCCTGTCCTATACGTTGATGCCATTATATTCTCCTAGTAGTTATTCCTATACCGAATTTCTCTCTTGTTTCTTTTTCTGCTAAATTTCTTATACTTCTAGAAATTAAAGGTTTGGGGTTAAATCCTGTGGGCCATTTCCTTATTCCTGTATTTTCAAAAGTTTGATATGGATTTAACATATATGTATATTTTGCCATAACTGTTTTACCAGTACTACTAGGCCTTAAATCAGCTAAAACAGCTGAATTTGCAAATCTTCCTGTTCTATTTATAAGAGCAGGTCTACCCATATTTTCTTGAATTTCTTTAGGTAATTTTCTATTAACTTTATTTCTTATTTTTATAAGTTCCTTAGCTATATTACCATGTTCTGTTTCTTTTTTAGGCGAATGAGCTGCAGCTGCTTCTTTCCATGTAGCTTTTGCGATACCTGCTTGTATAGCTATTTTTCTTAATTTATTTTTGCTTTTTACAAAATCGTTCTGTTTTCTTGATCCAAGTTTAATTTTTCTACCTGCCTGATATCTTTTAAAATTTCCTTTTCCACCAAATACAGCAAAGTACCCATCTCTATAAACTGAATATAAGTCTTTTGATCCAACAATATTCATTCCTTGCTTTTTCATCATCTTTGATAACTTATTAGCTTCTTTTAATAAAGTCTGGTCAGGCTCCCAATCTGGAAAGATTGTTTCAGAAGCTTTAACACCTATTCTACGTTCTGCCCAATTCTTCATTTCATGGGTTTTAGCCCCCATTACTTGAAGACTCCATACCTTACCATCTGCATTAGGAGTAACTTTTTCTTGTTTATTTAACTCTAACTGGCCTAAATCATTTAGAGGTAGCTTATGTACTAATTTACTAACATCTCCTGGTTCAAGTCCTCCACTTTTATAATGCTTATTAATTGCATCATTCATTGCTTTCAATCGTTGTAATTCTGCTATCTTCTTATTAAGTGTTGGATCATACGCTATATCACTAGGAGGTGTATTTTGCATATTTGCCTGTAAAGTAAGAATTTGCGCTGCAAGTTTTTGACTAAGAGGTTGTAAAGTATTATGGTCTAAAACTGCTGGAATATCCATTTCTTTTAATTGAGCATCCCATTCCTTTATTTTTTTACCCTTACCTTTATTTTCTTTTATCCATCGAGCAACTTTTTCGTGCTGTTTTAATAATTTTATAGAATCATGCTCAGTTAGTTCAAAAACAATATTTTCGTCTATTTCTTTTCTGTAAGTATCTCGCTTTCTTCCTAAGTCGTCAAAAGTTTTCTTAAAAACATCACTAACCCTCTTTAAAGCTCTAGGAGTTGTTGTTCTTCTCCATTTTGTGCTTCCAGTTTTCTTTGCCATTATTTATATACTTTATACATATCAAGTACACGCTTAATATGATCTGGAAAACCAGTATTATTTCTAATACTAGTAGATACTGGATTTTCAATCATTGCTCCTGCAATTTGCATTCTTTCCTTTCTTTCATCTTTGAGATAGTACTTAACTAAATCAAATATCGCTAGTTTTAAGTCCTCTGGGGTAGCGCTGTATCCAGCAGTATAAACTACTTTTACAGCTTTTCTTCCTTTTGGAAATGCTTTATCAGTATCTTCATTAGTACGAATTATACTATCCGTCATAGTATCAACAATATATTCATATTTACCACTACTGTCAGAATTTTCTGTGATTAGTGTAACATATGAATCTGCTTGTGATTCTCTTTCCTGTACTGAAGTTACCGTATTAATAGGTCCTTCGTCTAACATAACTCTAGTAGTTACATTATCTTTAATATCAAAATATTCAGTTTTTGCAGAACTATAGTCATCTATAAAGCTAGTACCGCAATAATTTTTAACAAGTTTACTAACGGAATCCACTATAACATTTATACGAGCGTCCATAGTTACCCCCGTCAAACCTGCGAAATCCTTGTACTGTTGTAATGTTATTAAATCTGCCATTTTTCTCCTCTTAATTTTAGTGAGGGGATAAATCTCCCCTCACGTAAAATCATTTAGCTATTAACTACCTTTGTACTGGTATGCCCACTTAGTAGTAGCTGCATCGATCATATCGGTGAAGCCAATTCTTTGTGAAGCAACTAGAACTCGTCTTTGATTCGCAACTTCGTAATCAGACTCTATAGTCATTCCTCTTAATCGAGGTACAACATAGTTTCTTGGATATACGCAAAGCGCTGCTGGCATGTTTACTGCTGCAGTTGGGAATTCGTCAGATATAATGATTTTTGTACCAAATACACTTCCGATCTCTCCATTTAGCTTTGTGGCTGCGTCGCCAACTAAGTTCACATCTTGAAACTCAGCATCTTCTAATAGTTGATAATAACTCGTAGAAGAAACTATATACACTAGATCAGCTGGGTTAATTCCATATTTACCCATATTCTTTCTTAGTGCCAATAGTTTAAGAGCTGTTAAAGAATCAGATGCAAATGCTGTAGCTGATTGTGTTACATCACTATCAGCTTCTGCTAGATGCCAGAGACCATCGAAAGATGCACCGCTAGTGCCAAAGGCACCATCAGCGTTGTTACCTAATAGTAACGCATTTTCTACGGCTCTTGCATGTGATCTAACAATTGACTCCCTAATTAAAGGAAGAATTGGAAGAATCGCATCTTCTTCAGTTTCATTACCTAAGTAGGATTGTGAAATTAGTTTTTTGGTTGAAAGAGTTCTTTCAGTCAAATCAACACCACCATAAGGTGATCCATAAGTATCACCAGTTTGGGCTAAATTACCATGTGGGCTTGAGCCCGTTGCTGTCTGGTTAGAAGTAAATTCTGCATAACCAGAGTCTGGTAAAATTGGTATAATTTGAGTCGCACTTGACATTGTAATCTCTCTAAATAGAGGGGCCAATACCAATGCTAATTGAATATCTCTTTCCACATTTGAGGATACAGTCTGTTCAAAATCTGCACTTGAAACACCCACACCTGAGTGTGCGTTAACTTTTTCAAGAGTGTCTTTTCCCAGTTTAGTATCCCAACCCTTTCCTGTAGCTAGTCCTAACGTCCATGCATCATTGATGTCACTTTCGAAGGCTTTCTCCCAGTTAGAGTTTTGTCTATCACCAAAAATTCTTTTAGATTCACGAATTGCTTCGATTTCATCTTTCT